CAGATTACGGCGTGTTCGACAGCCATTACGTTGACCGCCGCAAATCAAGTCGTGTTCGCTGAAGCAAGCTGGACGCCAGCGGAAAATTTACAAGCGGCCAAGCGCGCGCACCGCATTGGTCAGAAAGAAGTGGTAAAGGTAAAGATGGTCGGGCTGGCGGATTCGTTGGATGAAGCAGTCACCCGAGTATTAGCAAGAAAAGCAAGAGCAGTTTCACAAATCCTAGAGGACTAAAAATGAAAATACAATTTGAGTTTCAAGACGGAGATGCTAAAGCCATCTCTTTTTTCACCGCTTTGCTGAGTGCTATGAAGGCAGAGCAACAACCGGAGCAACACCATGAAGAACAAGCGATTGGAAACCAAGGCCAAGAAAGCCCCCGCCAAGTTAGCGGTAGTCAAGAAAGCAGTAGCCAAGAAACCAGCGAAAGTCCAACCCCAGCCGCAACCAAGGACGCCGCGTTCTCAGCGCTCCGAACGTATATCAGCCAGAATGGCGGCGCAGCCGCAAAAACCCTCCTGGGTGAGTTCGGCGTGGCGCGCTTTGGTGAATTGGACGAAGCGCATTACGGGGCTTTGATCGCCCGCCTGGAGGCCTGATATGACTGCCCATGCTGTGTTTGGTGCCTCTTCGTCGAGCCGGTGGATGTCATGCCCCGGCTCGGTGGAACTTTCCAAGGGCATTGTCGAACCGCCAAGTGAGTTCGCCGCCGAAGGTACGGCAGCGCACGAACTTGCCGAGATGGTGTTGCGTACTGAACTTCACACATCGAACTGGCTCGGTGAGAAAATCGAAGCCAGCGGCTTTACGTTCACCGTTGACGGCGAGATGGTTGACGCCGTCCAGCTGTACGTGGACTTCGTCCGTAACTTGTCGGCGGAGTACGGCGTGGCCCCGATGCTGGAACACCGATTTGATTTGTCCAAGCTACAACCGCCGGCGCCCATGTTCGGCACCGCCGACTGCGCGTTCTACGTTGAGGGCGAACGTCTGCTCCACATTGCGGATCTGAAGTACGGCCGGGGCGTTGGGGTCAGCGCGCACGATAATCCGCAGCTGAAATACTATGCGCTCGGTATGCTGTTGTCGTTGCCGGCCGACAAGCCGGTGCGTACCATCCGGATGAGCATCTGCCAGCCGCGCATCAACAACTTCGATAACGCTGAGATTAGCGTCGAAGAACTGCTGGACTTTAGCGCCGAGTTGCTCGACGCGGTCCATGCTGCCATCAAGCCCGACGCCGCGCTGGTGCCGTCCGAATCGGCCTGTAAATTCTGCAAGGCCAAGGGCAAATGCCCGGCGTTGCGTCAAACCGCTTTGACTGTTGCTCAGTCCGAGTTCGGAGAGATCCTGGACCCGGCCGAATTGCAGCCCGAGCAAATCGGCGAACTGTTAGCTAAAGCCGATATGCTGGAAGAGTGGCTCCGCGGTCTGCGGGCGATGGCGTTGTCCCAGGCTGAAGCCGGCGTCGAGATCCCAGGCTTTACCCTCCAGGCCAAGCGCGCAACCCGTAGGTGGGTCAGCGAAGACGAGTTCTTGGCGTGGGCATATGACCAGAACCTTGAGGACACCGACCTATTCGAGCGCAAGGTAAAATCCCCGGCTCAGATTGAAAAACTGGTCGGCAAAAAGAATTTCAACCAGGACTTGACGGTAGCCGTTTCATCCGGTTACAATCTGATCCCTGATGTTAAAAAGACCCGTCCGGCGCTCGGACGTGAAACTAGCGCAAGCGATGATTTTAACGTAAACCCGTAACCAAGGAAAACAGTATGTCTAAAGTTATTACCCCCGAGGCGGTACTTTCGTACCCCGCCCTGTTTGAACCGAAAGCCGGCCCGCAAGGCGGCGAACCGTTCTACTCCGCCGCCTTCGTGTTCCCTGAAGGTACCGACCTATCCGAACTGAAAAAAGAAGCGTTGGCCGTTGCCCAAGAAAAGTGGGGAACCAAGACTGCCGAATTGATTAAGTCCGGCAAGGTCAAACTGCCGTTCCGCGCCGACGTCGGGGACAAAGGCTACCCGGAAGGCTCGGTGTTCTTTAACGCCAAGTCCAAGACTGCGCCTGGCATCGTATCGAAGTATGCTGGCCCGGATGGCAAACCCGCCAAGATCACCAACCCTGACGAAATTTACGCTGGCGTCAAAGCGCGCGCGTCGGTTCGTTTCTACGCCTACGATACCAACGGTAATCGTGGCGTTGCGGTGGCGCTGGGCAACGTTCAGAAGACTGGCGAAGGCCAACGACTGGACGGCCGCATGAAAGCCGAAGACGAGTTCACCGCCGAGAAAGGCGATACGGACAACATCGACGACTTGCTGGCATGATTCACCGCCCGCCCTTCGGGGCGGGCTTTTTCTTGGAGCATAAAATGATCATTGGACTTACCGGCCGCAAGCGTAGCGGAAAATCGACCATCGCTCAGGCGCTCGTCCACAAGGGCTTTGCCGAGTTTTCTTTCGCCGAGCCTATCCGCACCTTTACAAAGATTCTTTTGGGCCTTGACCACGTCGGGCTGGAAGAAGCCAAAGAAAAAGAAATCGAATGGCTGGACAGCATCGTCACGCCGCGCTACATCATGCAGACCCTTGGCACCGAATGGGGCCGTCAAACGATTCACCCAGACATCTGGATCCGCTATCTTACCCGCCGACTTACCGCGCCATCGAACCTAAACGCCGATATTGTTATCAGCGACATCCGCTTTGATAACGAAGCAATTGCGTTGCGCGAGTTGGGAGCCAAGATTGTCCGCGTTGAACGTCCTGGCGGCGGCGAGGATTCCCACTCCAGCGAACTCGGCGTATCTTTGCGTTACGTCCATTTTGGCGTAATGAACAACGGCGAGTTGTCGGCAGTCAATGATATAGCCGATCTGATTGTTGAGAAGGCCAAGTGACAATTTCGATTGACTTTGAAACCCGGTCAATCATTGACCTGAAAAAGACCGGGGTTTATCCATACGCCCAGCACCCGACAACGGACGTCTGGTGCATGGCGTACGCCAAGGACGACGGCGAGGTCAACGTCTGGACGCCGGGCCAGCCGATACCGGAAGTCATCTTGAACGGAGCCAGCACTCAGCAGTTCAGGGCGCACAACGCGCAGTTTGAGCGCATCATCTGGCGCGAGATTATGGTCAAGCGTTACGGCTTCCCGCCGATTACCATGCAACAATGGCATTGTACGGCAGCGGAGTGCCGCGCGATGGGACTGCCAGGCGGGCTGGATGGCGCGGCAAAAGCCCTTGGGCTGGAACACCAAAAAGACGCCGTTGGCCAACGCCTGATGCTCCGTATGTCAAAACCGCGCACCGTTCAACCGGACGGCACGCTGACCTGGTGGAACACCGCGGATCGCGTAGCCAAGCTGATCGCCTACTGCAAGCAAGACGTTGTGGTAGAGCGCGCGATCGCTGCCAAAGTCCAACGTCTGACCGACGCCGAACGCGCGGTGTATCTGCTCGACCAAAAGATTAACGACAGGGGCGTGCAAATTGACACGCGCTTGATTGAGGCCGCCATTGACGTTGTGGACGCCGCCAACGAAAAGGCCAACGCCGACCTATCCGAGTTGACCAATGGCGTTGTCACCAGTATCACCAAGAACGCCGACCTAAGAAACTGGCTCGGCGTGGATTCAGTAGCCAAAGCGGACGTCCGCGATTTGCTGGAAAAGGATCTGCCGCCGAATGTCCGACGGGTACTTGAACTTCGCCAAGAGGTCAGCAAGTCGTCGGTTGCCAAGCTGGTCGCTTTTATGGAATGTCGGTGTTCGGATAGCCGAGTACGCGGATTGCTGATGTATCACGGCGCGGCAACCGGGCGTTGGTCTGGTCGGCTTGTGCAACCGCAAAACTTTCCGCGTGGCGACTTCAAACATACCGTGATTGAAGACGCGATTCCGCTGGTGCTGAACAAAGACTTGGAAGGCATTGATACATTGTATGGATCGGTGCATAGCCTGATTTCTTCCATGCTCCGCGCGTGTTTTATTGCCAAGCCCGGCCACACGCTATTCTCGGCGGACTACGCCGCGATTGAAGCGCGCGTGTTAGCCTGGCTTGCCGACGAGCAAGACGTTCTCGACGTGTTCCGCAGCGGCCAGGATATTTATTGCCACGCGGCCACAGGTATTTACAACCGCACGATTACGCCGGCGGACAAGGACGAACGCCAGATCGGTAAGGTTGCCGTTCTAGCGCTCGGTTATCAAGGCGGCGTCAAGGCGTTCCAGTCCATGGCAACGGTGTATGGACTCGAGATCCCCGACGAGAAAGCTGACGAAATCAAGAACGCGTGGCGCAAGGCCAACGCGCGCATTGTCCGTTGGTGGGCTGCCCTGGAAAACGCTGCCCTGGACGCGGTACATACCGGATCTGGCGTTGCACCTGGCGTTATCTTTGGCGTTGATGACGAATGGATGTGGTGCCAACTTCCGTCTGGCCGGAGGTTGTGGTATGCCAACCCGCGGCTTGTCGAGCGCGAAACGCCCTGGGGCGCGTTACGTACCTCAGTTAAATGCGATGGTGTAAATTCTGTCACCAAGAAATTCGAGCCGTTTGATCTGTACGGCGGCCTCCTGGCCGAGAATATAGTTCAAGCAGTTAGCCGTGACTTAATGGCGTCAGCTATGCTAAGATTAGAGGACGCCGGGTACCCCATTATTATGACGGTCCACGACGAGGTAGTTGCAGAATCTTCCGTAGAAAAAGGCACACTTGCCGAATTTACGGATATACTTTGTAAACTGCCGTCTTGGGCCAAAGGACTACCGCTGACCGCTGAAGGTTGGACGGGACAACGATACAGGAAATGATATGACTTTTAAGCAGTTGTTTGAATCGGGGTTTAAGGATTTAGTTTGCGTTATTCCGCCGGGCGCTACTCTGAGCCAGGCCAGCAAGATTGCTCAGGATCAGATTGGCAAGATCCCAGGACGTCAAAATATGGCCGGATATTGGGGCGGCTATGACTGGAATGCTTATACCCCTACGCCCCGCGATATTGTCCAATGGGACAGCGCGCGCGCCAACATAGGCTTGAAGGCCGGCAAGTACCCGGCGATTGATATCGATGTTACGAATGACGCATTAGCCGAGATGATTAAGGCCGAGGCGTTCCGCCATCTTGGCCCGGCGCCGGTTCGTGTCGGCCGCCACCCCAAATCCCTTTTGATGTATCGCTCCGAAGAATCGTTCGGCAAGATGCGGATCCGGTTTGTCGATGACAACGGCGTAGAGCAACTGGTCGAAATGCTTGCCGAAGGCCAGCAGTACGTGGTTGGCGGTATTCACCCAGCGACCCGGGAACCGTACAGTCTTGACCGCAATATTGCTGACAACGGCCCGAACGGCCTGGGACTAATTACCAAGGAAAAGGCGGAAGCCTTTTTTGCTGCCATTACCGAAACCCTGGAAACCTTGGGCTGCCAAGTTACTAAAGTGGACCACAGCGCCGACAAGGCCGTGGAACGTAAGACCGTGGAACAAACCGCGCTTCTGGCCCCCAGCATTGATCGCCTGGCCGACCTGGTTTCGGCCTTGCCGAATACCTCCGCCTTGTTCCCGGACCGCGAGGACTATCTGCTGGTTGGGTACGCCATCAAGGCTGCCGCTGGCCCGGACAATCAATTTGAGGCATTGGCCCTGTTCCAGGACTGGGCCTTGCGCTGGGACGGTGCCGAACCGAATACCGCCGAAACGTCCGAGGCCGACTTCAACCGTATGTATCCGCCGTTCAGCGTTGGCTGGGATTATCTGCTGGAAAAGGCCGGTGCGCTTGGCGTGGTCGAAGTGGCCAAAGAGGAGTTCGTGGCCGAGGAAGCCCCCCTGGACGCCGTAGAGGCGATTCAGACCCCGGACGGTACGCTGGTAGCCCCTTGGTCCGATGTCGCCATGACGCGCCGCTGTGTGCGCGCATTTGGCAACGAGATCCGGCACGTCACCGGCCTGGGCTGGGTTATCTGGAACGGCAGCGTCTGGAGCCGCGATGATCATGGCGAATTGACCCGCCGAATCGTCCAGGTTCTGAGCGACGCCTCGGCCCAGGCGCTTAATAGCATCGACAAGCCTGAGAAAGCTGAACGCGTGGCCGGGCGAGTGGCTTCAGCCAACACGGTAGCCGCCGTGACCAAACTGCTGGTCCAGCCGGCCCTTTGTGTCCGCCCAGAGCAGATGGACCCCAGCCATTTCCACCTGAACACCCCCGCCGGCGTGGTTGACTTATCCACAGGCCAGATGATGTCGCCAGAGGCGTCATTTTTTATGACCCGCGTGACGTCCGTTTCGCCGGACTTTACCCGTCCGGCTCCGCGCTGGAAGCAGTTCCTGAAGGAAGCCACCGGCGGCGACCCTGAACTGGAGTCGTATTTGCAACGCCTTGCCGGCTACGCCCTGACCGGCTCGAACCGCGAACACATGGTCGCCTTCTTCTATGGCGAAGGCGGTAACGGCAAGTCGCTGTTCCTGAACTGCCTGACGGCCATTATGGGCGAATACGCCCAAGTGGCACCCATGGACGTATTTGTGGCCTCGACCTATGACCGCCACCCCACCGACTTGGCTGGGCTGGTCGGCGCGCGCTTGGTCACCGCATCCGAAACCCAAGAAGGCCGACGCTGGGACGAAGCAAAGCTGAAAAGCCTGACCGGCGGCGATCCCATTAAAGCTAGGTTTATGCGCCAGGACTTCTTTACGTTCACCCCGCAGTTCACGCTGCTGTTCGCCGGCAAC